AGGGACATCATCGGTGCTTGCGCCATATCCGGCCGCGAACAGGATTTCGATCCCCGCGATAGCACGTCCCGGCCTTGGAAAGCCGCCAGACCGAACCGCAATCCGTCCCGGGTCCGACGCGATATCCACGAAATAATTCGCCGCATCCCAGACCGTTCCGGCACCGTTCGCATCATAGGTCGTGACCGAGCTGACCGAGAGCAAAGGCGGCATGAGCAGCCGGAATTGCCGGCCATTGGCTGCCATCCGCCCCGGCACATCCCACCCGTCCAGCGTCTCGGAATAGGTCCGCGAGATCAGCGCCCGGCCGGTCTCGGCCTCGACACGCTGGCGCGCCGAGGCTATCAATTGCAATATGAGGCCGTCTTCGGCATCGTGGCCCACACGCAGAAACGCTTTCGCGTCAGACAGCGTGACAGGCTCGGCCGCCGGTGGCGTGACGAGTTTCAAGGTCATGATTGTCTCCCGGAGGAAGCGGGCGGCAGCCGGAGCCGCCGCCCGTTGATACCGGTCTCAGGACAGCCCGAATTTCAACAGCTTGATGGCGTTGAAATCCTGCACCCCGCCGCCAACACGCTTGGTCGTGTAGAACAGGACGTAAGGCTTGGCGGAATACGGGTCGCGCAAGACCTGCAGGCCCTGGCGGTCCACCACCAGATAGCCGCGGCGGAAATCACCAAAGGCAATTGCGAAACTGTCCGATCCGATATCCGGCATGTCCTCGGCTTCCGTCACCGGATAGCCCAGCAGCGTCGCCTGCCCGCCTTCGGTCAGCGAAGGCTGCCAGATATAATCGCCATTCGAATCCTTGAACTTGCGCACCGCCGAGACTGTGCGCCGGTTCATCACGAAACGGCCCGCGGCGCGATAGCCCGGTTTCGGCGCATAGATAAGATCAATCAGATCATCGGCCGGATCACTGGCGGCGAAATCCCCGTCCACGCCGGTGGCGACATAGCCGATCTCGCCCCACACCGCCGAGGCATCTGCCGTCTTGGTATAGGCGAGGAAGCCTTTCGGCTTGTTGGTGCCATTGCCATTGATGAAGGCATCACTTTCCTGCGCTGCGAAGACATCCTGGACCTCTTCCGCCAGCCATTGATCGATATCGGCGAGCGCATCGTCCAGAAGCTGGCTGGTCGCCGCCGGCATGGCGTAGAGCTCGGCCGTCGGGAAATCGAGGAGGTCCAGCGTCGGGCTGTCCGTTTCCGGACGCGCCGCGGTTTCCGACACCCAGCCCGTCGCCGCACCGCCCAGACTGACCGGTTTCTTGAAGGTGTGCGCCGTGGTCTGCTTGACGCTGGCAATCGCCCGGATCGGCGAGGCCGATGTCAGCAACCGGTCGATCAGCGCCTCGGTTTCCGCCGGGGCCACATAACCACCATCGGACCCCGTTCCGGCCGAAAGCGATTTGCCCTCGATCAGCGCCGATGTCTCACCGGTCCGCATATAGCCGGCCCAGGCGGCATTCATTTCGTCAGCGCCCTTGCTGTCCAGCCCCGGACGCGAGGCCTCCAGAGCCAGCCGGTCGAGCCGGTCCTGAGCGCGGATCAATGCGGTATCAATCCGTGAGACCTTCTCGTCCAGCAATGGGTCCGCCGCAGACTTCGCCTCGATCTCGTCCAGGCGCCGGTCATTGGCGTCCTTGAAGGCCTCGAACGCGCACAATACTTCGCTCAGCGCCGCGCGGGTTTCCGCTGACGGCGCCGCCATCTTGGTTTCCTTCGTCATGTAAATCCTCTTGATTGACGATGGTTATGCGGCAATGGCCGCGGGCGCCGCGACGCGAAGACGCGCCTGCGGCAACATCGGGAAGGTCACGATCGAGACCTCCCACAAATCCAGTTGAATGAGTTCGCGTCCGCCGCCGCTACGCGGGGCAAAGCGCTCGGTCCTAAAGCCGATGGACAGTCCGTCCACCGCGCCCTGACGGATCAGCTCTGCCGCCGCCCGCCCGCGCGGTCCGGCCATCAGCACCCGGCCGCGAACGAACAGACCCTGCCCGTCCTCGCGGATCTCCTCCCACACACCGACCGGTTCGCCGGCATCATGCTGGAACAGCATGCGCACGCCCTTGAAGCCACGCCGCTGCAAGCCGTTTGTGAAGGCTCCGCGCCGGACGATATCCCGGTTGAGATCAGCCAGCCCGAAAAGGCTCGCATAGCCTTCAATGCGCAGCAGCTCGCCCGCTGCGGTGAAATCGTCCATCACTGTCTCCAGAATTGAGGTGACGTCAGTCGTCCAGACGCCGTTCGATGCGGCTCAGGGCTTCGCGCGCCTGTCCGATCTGTTCTTCCAGCCGCGCCAGGCGTTCACTCGCCGCTTCGTGCAACTCGGCCTCGGCTTCCAGACGGTTGAGACGCTCTCCGGCGGCTCCTGCCCAGATCAGCGCGCCTCCGGTCTGCATGGCGAGCGCAAAGACAACGCCCAGCGTCACCGATTTTTCCAATCGCCAGCCGGTCATGTTGCCTCCGGAAGGCCGAGCAATCGGCGCTTTTCGTCCGGTGTCAGGAAGTCCGCCGCGCTGATCCGGACCCAGTCGGCGGCGCGCTCCGTGGAGAGTGCCGGAATGGCAGATGTATCAGCCGCGATCTCGAGCGGCGTTTCGCTCCACGGCGACAGCCAGCCGGTCAGGGCCCGCGCCGTCTTGCGCACCAGCGGCAACACCGTCTGCCGCCAGAAGGCCAGATTGGCTTCCTTGTAATTGGCATAGGTATTGTCCCCCGGCAGGCCCAGCAGCAGAGGCGGCACGCCAAAGGCCAGGGCAATCTCCCGCGCGGCCTCGCGTCTTGCATCGATGAAATCCATGTCGGCGGGCGACAGCGCCATCGGCTTCCAGTCGAGCCCGCCCTCCAGCAGCATCGGCCGTCCCGCATTGGCCGGGCCGGTATAGGCGTCAGACAGTTCCGCCTTCAGCCGGTCAAACTGGTCATCGGTCAGGTTCGCGCCTTCCCCGGTATTGAAGATCAGCGCACCGGAGGGCCGCGCCGCATTGTCCAGCAATCCCTTGGCCCAGGCCCCGCCCGCATTGTGGACATCCGCAGAGGCCGCCGCTGCTTCCAGCGGGCTGAGGCCATAATGATCATCGGACGGGTGAAACAACCGCATATGGAGGATGGGTGAGCGCCCGCTGGCCCGGTCCCGGGTGAAGGTGACCTTGTGGCCATTGGCCGAATACTCCCAGCCATCCGGCCAGCCGCGTTTTCCGGGCAGAACCCGCATCCGGTCCGGACGCAGCGTGAACAGCTCGCGCGGGCGGTCATCCAGCGCCGCCAGCTCCAGATAGGCATTGCCGGAAATCTGCAGAAAGCCGTAATGCGCCTCCAGCAATTCAGTGAAACTCTGGTCCGGATTGGCCTGCTCCAGCAGGTGTGACAGGGGATGCGCCGCCCCGCCACCAGTCTGCATCTTCAGCGGTGTCGAAGCCGCCGCTTCCGCAATCAGCCGGACACAGCGATGCACCACCGGATTTCGCGCAAACCCTTCCTTCGACAGCGAGGCATAATCGCGCGCCGGCCACGCCGCCCGCATCCCGAAGGACAGGGCAATCAGGGGCTTTGCTGCAGACGATTTTGTGGTCAGCCCGAATGTCCGGGCCAGCTGGTTCAGCATTTTGCCGTCCTTTATAGATGCCGCAGCCGGGGCAGGCCCGGCCGGTTCAACAGTAACTCACTCACCGCCCAGACCAGCGCATCCACGCGGTCCGGGCTTTTGAGACGTGAGGCCGGCGCGCCGAAAGCACACATCTGGTCTTCCAGAGCCGTAAAGCGTCCGGCATGTTTCACCCGGCCCGCCGAATAGAGCGCCGCCACAGGTTCAGCCCGTATCCGCTTGCCGCGGCTGGCATGCACCAGCCTGACCGGCAGACCGGGCCGCGCGGCTTTCAGCACCGCACCCACCATATCGCCGCCCTGATTGGCCTCGGCGACGACACAATCGGCTTCAAATCCGTCAAAGGCCGCCGCGACGGCCTCCGCCCAGGCCGAGGGTTTGGCCGGGCCGAAGGAGCGATCGGCCAGTATGATGGCTGTTCGATCCCTGCCTTCGCCCGACGCGCCCGCAACGATGATGCCGCATTCATCCGCATGGACCTGTCCGGTCGCGGGAGGGTCAACCGCGACAATGATCCGGTGCGGGTCGGCGGTCTCGCCGCCGCAGGCGTTTTCGATATCCTTGCGGGTCCAGAGGGCACCCTCCGGGTCTTCGATCAGTATCCCGTCCAGCTCCTGCCGGCCCAGCAGCGACCCGCCATAACTTGCCTGCATGGCGGCCACGAAACCGGCGGCCAGATTGCCCGCATTCTCCCGTGTTGGCGTATGGGTGATCGCCACATCCGCCTGCCCGGTCAGCGCTTTCAGCGCCGGAATGGGCCGCGGCGTCGTGGTGATCACCAGGCGCGGCTCGGTCCCCAAACGCAGCCCCATGCGCAGCGTATCCAGCGTCGCCTGCGGATAGCTCCAGGCGGCAAATTCATCGGCCCATGCGGTGTCGAATTGCGGTCCGCGCAAACTGTCCGGGTCTTCGGCAGAGAAGACATAGCCTTCCGCGCCGTTGGGCCAGATCAGCCGCCGGCGCGAACTCTCGAAGCGTGGGCGGTGATCCGGCGGGCCGATATTTGCCAGACCGGACGGTCCGCCAATCATCACTTCGCGGGCATCATTCAGCGTGGGGGCGACCAGTCCGATGCGCCGGCAGCCGCTCTCGATCCGGGCTCTGATCCATTCCGCCCCGGCGCGCGTCTTGCCCGCGCCGCGCCCGCCCATGAAGAGCCAGATATTCCAGCCACCATCGGGCGGCAATTGTCCGGAGTGCGCCCAGAACGGCCAGTCATGATCGAGCTCCGTCATCCGTGTTTCCGTCAGAAGGTCCAGTAATAGCCTTTGCATCTCTGGCGGCCCGGAGACGATCAAATCGGCGTTCCAGTTCGGCCCTGATGTCCACAATATCCCCGGCCTCCGCCACAGGCGCGCTTTCCGGTTCAGCGGCCCGCTTCAGTTCTTTTTCCAGTGTCATGAGCATGTTCAGCGCCCGCATCCGCTTGACCGCGGACTCGAGGCTGCCATTCAGTAATTCGAATTCGGCCCGGATCAGTTCACGGTAGATCGCCTCGCGATGATAATGAGCCCGACTGGCCGCATCATCCCGCCGGCATTCCGCAATCTTGTGGCGGATACGCGAGGAGCTGAGCCCGGTTGACGCCACAAGCGCCGCAACGCTCGCGCCCGCTTCATACTGCCGGGTCAGGACTTCCCAGTCAGCGCGGTCCCTCCGCCTTGCCCTCATTTCTCCGACCAT